TTGATCCATACCACTAAACTTCTTATGTGCCTTTCCTAAATCATCATCACTCATACGACCCATCTTGGCATCTTCTGACATTTTCTCTTTCTTTTTCTTTGCCTTTGCTTTCAATCTCTCTGGGAAACTCATACCATCACCTTTAGTAATACCATACGCACTACCTTCTTTTACTTCCTTCTTATCTTCTTTCTTTCCTTGTTTCTTTTCAAGATACTTCTTAAGACCCTCAGGCATTTTACCCTCACCTAAAAGTTTTTGTCTTGCCATTGATTTTACTGCATTAGGAGCTGGTGATGCACTAAGTATTTGCATGAATACTTTCTTCTTTTCTTCATCAGAAGCACCATCCTTAACTTTTCCCTTCGCTTTATATTTAACATCAGACGCTAATTGTGATGCTTGTTTCTCAACATCAGAGTCACCAGCTGCATGTCCTCTTTTTGCCTCATGAACTTGTTGATATGCACTCATCAAGTCATCTTGTAATTTTTGACTAAGCATTACTCTTTGCACGTTTCTTTCTAGATTTATTTATAAAATTAAGGATGATAGGATTATGTGATAATCTCTGAGTGTATTGTCTTAGAGCGTCAGTTCCAACTTCCCTTTGATTTGCAGGCACACCAGATACTTCGGTAAACTTCTCAGTGATGTCCTTTATCCATGATTTAAACATTATATTTTCCTCAGTCACTGCGATAATATAATTCGCACCTGTACGAATAATCTTACCAATCAAACCAGTGTTATCATTCTCTACAATATCACCAACACGAAATATATTTCCGTTCATGTAATTCTCACGAAGATTTTTCCAATCAAACTTAGGAGCAATTCTCCATGTCTCATTCTGTTGTTTCTTCTTAGGTAACTTCATTCCTTTTTGTATTGCAGCATACAACTCTCTCGCTTTATCATCCTTCAAACTTTGTGGAATACCAGTTCTGAATGTATCAAAGTCATCATCCGCAGCAGCCTTTCTTAACTTAGAAGCAGACATAGCACTGATACCGTCACCATCTGGATCACGGTCTCCAGCAGATATTACATTGATGCGGTCAAACTTATAGAGTTTATTATTATATTTGTTTGCTAGATTTTCAAATTCTTTTTGACGATCTTGACCAACCACAATATTAACAGACTTCGCACCTCTTTCACTTGCACCTTTCAATGCATCAAAGATTGTTCTTGTGTTTGGATTATTCATGATATGTTTCGCATGTTGCGGAAACATTTGTTGCATATATCCAATCTTTGTATCAGGGTCTAAGGGATTTTTAGCAGGGTCATTTGAACGTGATGGATAGATTTCATAGTTACCTTTTCCAGCCACCTGTTTGACTTTGTTCATAAGTCTTTCATGACCAGTCGTGGGTGGATTAAAACGACCAAACGCCACCGTCATATCAGCACCATTGTCATCCTTTGGATTCGGATTTGCAACTGACTGAGAAGATAATGCTTCAGTTATAAATGATGTAAAACTTTTCATATTTTCGGTACGGGCATGGGATTACCTTTCTCCCAATTCTTATCTGCTGTAAAGTTTGCACGACTAAACTCTAAACGGTCTACAAGTTTAAGAGCTTGACCTGAGCGAATTGCAACAAACCCTTCGGGTGCTGTCACACGATAACCATCTGGTGTTCTGAGAAACGTACCAAATGTATTCACCTTCTGCAATTTACGAATCATAAAATTTTTCGCAGCCTGTAAATTCATATAAGATGCGACAGTCATGTATATTGACTGTTCGTTGCTCGCAATAAATTTAAGACCCATGTTCTTTAGCTCTAAGTATTTATCTTTTGTTGCCTTCATCTTTTTCTTATCAATCTCTTTATCCAAAGCATTTGAAAAATACGCTGCAAAGTCTCTAGCAGTATTACGAGCACCGATTAAATTACGACCTTGACGAACGTATGTATTGAAGAAAGTTTTAAACATGATATTCAAAGTGAATTTATTCATATCGTTTGTCTTCATCAAATCTAGAAAACGAGATGCCTGTTTTAAAGAACCCTCAGTTTTATTCACAAGATTTGTATAAGTTGTTTTCTCGGCGGGAGTCATATTTGCTTCACCTGATGCATTTTTGAAATCAGATGATGTTACAAATACATTGTTGTTACCTTGAATATTGATGCCTCCAAAACTGGCAGTCATCGTATCTAAAGTTCTTCCCTCATATTGTGTATGAAATACGATTCCAAATTTTGCATTATCTATTCTTTTTCCAATATCACTATCTTTTGGAACTGCATACACAATTGTGTTTGGTTGAAATGCAATACAATTATCTCCACCTATACTTGCCTCATACTTATCATCGGTGAATAATAAATCTCCCTGCACCACATTTGGTATTGAAAGTGTGGAAAGATATTTGTATGCATCTTTAAGTTTCTCTGCAAGTTGTCCAGCAGAATACATACTATCAACATCTTCTTCAGAGTATGAAATCTTAGGGCTTACCTTATTGAATACAGACTTTGTACCAACGAAGAATCTTCCGTTCTCTGGATTAATACCACAAATAATTGCAGGAGCTCCATCCCACTTCACAGTAACACGAGTGTCTGCAGCACCTTGGTCTAACATGTCTCCAAGAGAACGAAGAAAGGTAACTGCTTCCTTACCACCTTGAGAACCGCCGTTCAAGATATTGTCTTCTAAATGTTCTAAGTGAGTATTCTTCATGACATTTTAACACCCGATGTTGATATGAAGAGTGACTTACCAGACCAACCACCAGCAGCTCTCGTTCTACAAGTAATCGGAATTGATACCTTCTTTAATTTACCATTACTAAAATTTAAATTCATTGTAAAAGATTGTGATTGACCATCATATGATGATTTAATTCCTGTTAGTCTGGATGGATTTTTGTTTATTAACAATTCTTTTAAACTTTCATTTTCACTCACGTCTTTGATTGTGCTTTCGCCAGCTTCTCGACCAACTAAAAGTTTATATGGACATGGAGTAAACGCTTGATTAGGGTCATCATATGTATAAAAATATATTGTGTTTAAAAAATATGCCATATTTAATGGATTGAGTAGATAATTTGAAAAATTACTGATTAAATTATTTCTAAATTTGTAATAATAATCTTTTCCAAAAAATTCTAAACCATTATCTTTAAATGCTTTTGATAAATCTGCAAAAGCAGCTCTGGATGATGTCTCACTAAATTTTTCTTGAGATATGTCAAAGTTTTCTATTGCCTCTCTAGCAGAGTCACCTCTTACAGTTGCAGCTGCCTGATTCCATGATTCATCGATTATCTTTCCAATATTAGCCTGTTGTGTTCCATCACCTAATTTTCCATAGAAGGCATAGATGTTAGTATTAAACTTTGGTGTTTCATCTGTTTTTCCAGCAGTTATCTTATTTGAATATCCTCTAAAAAAATTATCTGTGAATTCAATAATTACATCTGAGGGAGTCTTCGGAGAAATGTCTTTTGGTTTTCCCCTCGGAACCCAGTATAAATTTTTAATTCCCTTTCCTTTTATATCCTTTCTTACTGCATTTGCATTATTTAAACCAATTTTAATATCTCTTGCGGCTGTTTCATCTGCATCAATTAACTTACATAAATCTTCAAAAGTAACTGGTCTACCTTCACCAGTTAATACTCCAGTTGATGCATTACCTTGTTTACAGGAATGGTTTTCTAATTGTTCTGGTGTCATCGCAGGGTTGACTAAAAAATAAACAGTTAGAAATTCATTCACATTTGAGGATGCAGTGCTATCCTTTCGAGAAGTCATTCCAAGATGACCTACGACCTGTCTCTTTGTTGTTTCAATACCATATGGTAAATCTTGTGTTCTACCTGTTGCTAATTGAAACTTATACTTACCTGTTGATTTAATAATTGTTTTACCTTGTATTCCCTCAGTCGCTTTGAATAGTAATCCTCTTTGGTTTACATTATCTATTCCTTCTCTCTTTAATGCAGATATAGTTTGTGTAACAGTAGCTGGGTCTAAAACATAATACGGATTAGCAACGCCTCTCTGTTGATAATATGGTGATACTGTTGGCATTTACCTTATGCGTTCTACTTAATTTTAACATATTAAGTATTTATCGTCACCATCAGAGAGACAGTTTTACAACTGTCACCTATTTAAAAAGTAATGATTTATAATTTCAATCTTTTCATGTGCTTGTGCGATGGCATTTATCTCAACATCAATTGTTCCCATTACATCTGAATGTTCACCAATACCAACAGGTTGATTCAAATATAT